AATACGTAATGGACGAATACGAGGAGACGCTGTTACAGCGGTTTCTTTTGCAGCATCGAGACATTTGGTGTCCATTTTCATTGTTGAGGTAATTGCCCCGATTGACGCTTGACCGCCAGCATAAATCGCTCTGGTTGACGCGGCAGCTGTTGGTGTATTGGCAAAAGTTGAACTTGCTTTACCGCATAATTTATCGATCAACTCTTTTTCAAGTCGTTCAGCCCACCAATCAGCTAACCTGTTTTTGGCTTTCGTACGCATTTCGTACGCGGATTTCTTTTCATCCATGTTGCCGGTTAAACGGACAGCATGGCGTAATTGATCAACTGAAACTTCTTCTTCATAATCGGCTGTGGCTTCTTCAGATCCTTCCAAGGTATCATCACCAGTCACACCGTCACCAGATAACTTCATGCCAAGACCAAAATTGATCTTGGATCCTTTCGCGGCTTTCAGATCTTCCATTTCCATGATCATGTCTTGCTCTGTGGTACCCATGAACCTTTCCATGTAAATTAGATCACGAACGTCGGCAAAAAGGGCTTTACGCCATAATTCAGGACGTAACCCTGCAATCGAAGCGGATTTAGTCATAATTTCCTTTCATTAAACTGCTACATTCCATTGTCTTTCAGAAATTCGTTCCTTATTTTTTTAGGAACTCGCGAAAACTGAAAGGCGGACATATTAATCAGTTGATCGTTGGTATAAGAAATTTTCCCATCGGAATATTCCTTAGCGTGATCAACATCTTCACTTCCCGCGGCATGTGCAGTTGTTTTGTTCTGTGATTGATTGTTTTTAAATGCATCCTGGGCCACTTTGGCCTTTCTTTCTTTCTCAAGTTCATCTTGAGTTTTTGGAACGGGTACAGCTTCGGGTTTGGCTTTCCTCGCCAATACTCTTGTTTGAGCGGCGGGGAATAGTTTAGCGAACTCCGGATCGCTTTTTATCAGACGATAAGATGTCTCGGCTGGATTTTCACCTCTCATTAAATCTTCAGCGACTTGTTTTAAATACGCTGGGTTTGAATTTAAAAGTGTATCTGTTAACTCCATGACAGATTCATAATCTTCAGGATGAGCAGCGGCAGCTTCCTTATCGCACATCTTGAGATATCTGATATTGGCTTGATTAACACCAGGACCGGATGCCTCTTCTTTTGGTTTACCTGTTGATATCGACTCCACCACTTTAAGGACATCGGATACCGTCATAAAATCCGTTGGATCCTTTTTCTTTAATTCAGATAATGGATCATCAACCTCTTCTTTTTTCCCTTCACCTTTTTTACTTTTTAAATTCTCAAATGCTAACGCATCAGCTTTTGCCTCAGCTTCTTGGCGAGCCTTCCTCTCCCTCTTCATCGTAAAAAAATATGCCTTTTCTCTGGCAGTAAATTTCGATAAATCTTCTTTGCCATCAGGTTTCTGCAACTCCCGTTCAAGACGAACTAACGGATCCTTTTCATCATCAGTTTCTTGCTTAACTTTTTCAGCCGCGACGATTTCTTCTTCCGTTGCGTTATCTTTTAATCCTAAACTTTTCGCTCGGACAGATAAATCAGATTTCTTTTGATTAGCGGCTGCACCCTCAGCTTCTTTTTGTTTTTCTTCTTCTGTTTTCTCTTTTGGCTTTGATGAATGATCTCCATCTTCCGTTTGATCCCAATCAACATTGTCATCCGGATCACCTGTTTCAGCTGACATAACTCCATCCGGAGGCAAGCTCATTACAAACTTAGATTCTTCCGGAGTTAATTGTTCACCTTTATCCATTTTTGCTTCGATCGATTCAACTGTGATCGGCGATGTCATAACAATCTCCTTTTTGTTCTCGGCTTATGCCGGTTGACCTTTCGGGATTTGTCCCGCTGCAAGTCGTTGTTTCTCCTCTTTGATTTTAGTCTTGACTTCCTCGGAGTTAGGAAGGTCCATATAATCGATCAACAATTCGATCGGGATAGGAGCCCCGGCCTTGACAAGCTCGGTCAACTCCTGGAATATCTCGTATCTGATCGTAGAATTCTGATCAGCTTCCGTTACAAACACATCGTATTTGTTATCAGCAACCATCGTTAGAAACGCCTTGATATGTCCGTCTGTCAATCCTTCAGGATACTTCTCAGGATCCACAGCTTTTCTCATGTAATCAGGGCCAAGGATCTTGGCAAATTTCTTGGCGTCGAATAACATAGGAATCATTTCAAGGAGAAACATACCGACAATCTCTTTAGAATATTTATAATTCGAGAAAATCCTCACCAAGGCAAGAATAGCCTGTTTAATTCTCATGGATATCGCGCGGCCGGAAGATGTCCCTTCTTGGAAGCCCATGAGATCAGGATTAAGGCCAGAGATCTGTTTAAACTCTTCATCAGCTTGCTGTTCACGCACAAGATGACCTTGGTTTGGTCCTTTAGGAACGATCTCACGAAGTTTATCGAAGAAACCTTTTTTGACTCTAACAACAATACCGGCTTTAGACCCCATCTGTTCGAGCTTATTCCACCCTGTTGAATCCAAAGCGTCTTCTTCACCAACCCACCCAGAATTAGCCTGGGTGCTTAGAATATGTAGATTTTGAGATTTGCTTTTATTCTTCTCACGTTGCGGATCCTTAAGCGGACGAGTGATCCCCTGGGTACGTAAAACCTCATCTTCAGCGTTAGGAGCCCAATCAGCAAGAAACCGAAAGATAGGGTATCGCGAAGAGTACGGTTCAAAAGGAGACTTTTTATCATCCAATATGAACCCGCAGACATGAGCAGCAACCCACATTTCTTTAACCTTGCGCGGGATAACCTCGCCAAACGCCTGGCCGGAAATAAACTCTTCAGCTTTTTCTTTTGTATCAAACCGTCTTGGTTCGCTCGATTCCTTGTCAATAACAAAATACTTAGTGACTAATTTAGGCCTGAAATACTCCTTGACCGTAAACTTGCCGTCACTCGGACCGTTTTCATCAACTGGCGTTTCAGAAACCTTGATTGACGTGGCTTGCTCTGGACTATTTCCATAATCATCATCTTGCTCTTCTTCAGCAAGGCCAGAAGAGTTATCCGTCCAGTTATCGGTATCCTTGGCGAACCCATCAACCAGCTTGTCGTGTCCTGGATACAAATCCTTGATATCGGATTTCGATAACCGCGTGACCGTAAACACATATTTCGCGCCTTCATTCAAATCATATTCCAAACAATCCGGATCAGGAAAAACCGTATATGGCGATCTCTGTTTAAATCTCAACTCACCATGAATAGGATCATTATCATAAACAACGATCGCTTCAAGAAACCCTTTTCCGCAATAACAGCCATCATCAAACCAATACCCCATCTTGTAAGACAAATGAGCTTGTTTATCGATGTGTTTGATCCCGCGATCCATGGCTTCAGAAAAAATCTTGTCTTCCCCGCCTTCTGGGTTGACCTTGATCCTCGCGGAGTTTTCTCTTTGGTACCCCGTAACAAGATTAATCAATGGCCGGATCCGGTTGAATGTGAGAGCTGGACGGCCAGCGTCTTTTAAAATCTCAAGCTCTTCCGGTGTCCATTGTTTTCCAAGAGCAAAGTTATAATCCTCTTTAGCTGCTTCTTTCCAATCCTTGTACTTTTCAGTAGCGTATTTAAACCGTACAGATATTTCAGCTTGAAGATCCTTGTCCTTGATCGGGCCGTTACCATCCGGAGTATTTATCACATCTGCCTTTTCTGTTTCTTGATCAACTTTAGTAATCATTATTCACTCCTTTATGAAGTCATGGCGCTTGTCGTTTTTGAAGATACCGCCTCTGAATCTTCATCGTGTCTGTACGAATCTTTCTTACGAATTATCTTAGAATGTTTTCTCCCCCATACGTTCATCACCCACGCGTCCGCGCGATCCGGCGACCGGCCAATCCGTTCTTTTAAATCGTCCTTTGACTCAATCTGGATCTTGCCTCTAAGATTGATGAAATACTTCATTTCACTCAACTCTTGCTTCAAATACTCATCGTCTGGGATAGACTCACGCCCGGCCTGAGCTTCCTGTTGAGCGTAAAACCACATTTCAGCTTTAAGATTCGCGTACTGTTCATCCTCTGGTTTACCTTCAGAATGGACTTCCAGGAGATCCACACCTTTAGGCTTCAACTTCTCAACGAAATCACAGATCGGACCGCCTAACCCGTCACCATCAATCACGATCATGTTGGCCCCGATCTCTTTTGTCATTTGAAGGATCAATGAACAGCTTTCAGGAGCTTTGCATTGAGGCTTGACATCAGTCTTTTTTACCCGGCCGGATTCGTTGCCATAGATCACCTGTTCGTCATCACCCATCCTCGCCGCGTCACATGAAACAGCTATCTTTCGATATAATTGACGAGGTTCATGTTTGAGCATGAATGTGATCAGTTCTTCAGAAAAGATCGTATCGATCGATGTCCGCGGCTTCTTCCCGCGCACACGCGCAAGCCATAACGGATGATCTTCAGTCCCTTCCGGATTCCATTCTTTACGCTTTTTCTCAATCCACTTATAAGATGCCATACCAGGAATAATATCCGACTTATATCGATAATTCGGAGATTCAAGAGCATCCAAGGGAATAACAATGTTGTCGGTAGTGTTGTCGATCGCGCGAGCGAAAGTACCCGTTGTTCTTAACGGATTACCAATCATGATAAAAAGGTTTACCGGAGCGTTTAAAATAGAATCAAGCTGAACAAATATATTGTCTTCAATGGCCTGAGCTTCTGATGCTATGACACAAACATGTTGACAATGGAAACCCTGGGCTTTACCTGTCATCTGTCCTGTTTCTTTTGTCGTAAAACCAATAAGAAACCAACCGGCATCAACTTCAATTTTGCAAGTAATGATCTTTCCAGGTAAAGGAATTTGAGCGTTATTCCACCGCGTCTCTAATTCAGACCACATGATATCTTTGACTTGTCGATCGGTAGGAGCTGTGATAATGACACGAGAAGGCATATAGTTATACAGGAACCATGGACCTATACAGCTCGCCAAGAAATCTTTCCCCTGGGCGTTTGCCGATGGAACGACAATAG